TTTGTTTTATTCGTAATTCAATGAGGCCTTTGCATTTTGGGTTTTCCCATCCTTAGGGATTGTTCTGGTCTTCTGATAAGGCCACTCTTGATTTTGCTATGGCTAAAAATAGTTATTTCTATGCTGCTAAGAATAGGACTAAAGTTTGGTCAGAAGCTAATAAAGACTTAGTAGATTATGTAGGTGATGGTATCTTTACCTTGAAGCCTAATATCCTACTAAAATTTAATGTAGATAAAGGTGATCCTACAGATAATATTAAGTATGTGGACCTTACAAATATTAAAGATAATAAACCTGTACCTAAGTATAGACAATGGAACTATGGCTATTCGTAAAAGGAGAAAAATATGGCTAACAAAAACACTATCCTAAAACAATTTATTCCAACTTTTAGTGCAAATAGTAAATACACCTATGTCGTTGCCTTAAAAAATGGTAATGTGGTTTCCTATCATCCTAGATATGGTAGACCTTGTTATGGTGAACTCCGAGACTATGGTACAAAATCAACTGATCCAGATACAGAGAAACCTAGTGATCTTACCCAAACTTTACCAGAAGGTAAGCCAGTTGGTTTGATTATATCATTAGCACATCTTCGTGATATGCCAAGAGAGGTTCTAAAGTTGGTGTTTGATCCAATTAAGTCTCCTTGGAAAAATGGATTACCTTTGGGGAATACTTATTTCCTAGATGACGATACGAGACCATCTCTCCTACTTACTAATGGTAATTTTGAGCCTACAGTTCTTGTAAATCTTCTAAAATGTTTGATTAATATCGAGTATAATATTAAAGTGTGCTTTGATTCAGATATTGAAGTGATTGACCAAATTGCAGCACACCTATTTGTACATAAAACGTGGCATAGGTATGGTAGTATTAATAATTACTGCATGTCTCCATTTAGTAATATCTCTCGTTTCTATAAAGGTAATACTAGAGACTTGACTGGTGGTACTTGGGGTGAACGGACAGCATATAACCGAAAGGAAATGGCTGACATTTTCACTGATGAAGAAAAAGCCAAGATTGACTACAGTGACTTAAAAGATAATGAGTATCTTTCCAAAATTGAATTTGTAAAAAGGTTTAATAAATGACTAATTTTTTAATTGGGGCTGACCCAGAATTGTTTATCAAAGACAAGAAGACTGGTAACTTTCTAAGTGCTCATGACTGTCTAGTAGGGGATAAAGATTCTCCTTACTTTGTAGGTGATGGTGCTGTACAGGTTGACGGTGTTGCAGCTGAGTTTAATATTAAGCCAGCATCTAATAAAGAAGAGTTCCTTAGTTTTATTAAGAGTACTCGGAGTTTTATGGAAAGTTATATCCAAGAAACTCACCCTGATGCTTTCTTGACAGCTACACCTACTGCAACATTTACAGAAGAGTATTTCAATAATCTACCTCCTGAAGCTGTGTTGCTTGGTTGTATGCCAGATTTTAATGCATACTCTATGAAGCAAAATACTCCACCAGAGACTAAGGAGCCTTTCCGTACAGGTGGTGGGCACATTCATATTGGGTTAGGTGATGTATATGACATTAATAATGCTACTCACTTTGAGAATTGTGCGAAGATTATTCGAAACCTAGATTGTACCTTGTTTGTACCCTCCCTTGTGTGGGATACAGATAAGAAACGTCGTACCTTGTATGGACAAATGGGGGCTTTTCGTCCTAAGTCTTATGGGGTAGAGTATCGTCCTTTAAGTAATGCTTTCTTAGACAGTGATCCTATCATTGAATTGATCTATAACAACACTATTAAGACTATGGATTACTATACTCAAGGTGTTAACCTATGGGATGATGCACCTTACTCACCTGAGACATTCTTAGGTGATGTTAGTGAAGACAAGGTTAAAGATCATATTACATACTTAGAACAGAAAGGTTTCGAAAATGTCTTTTCAAAGGTATCTAACCAATAGTGATGCTTATATGAGACTACAAGGTTCCATCGTTACATTAGATGGATATCCTTTTATTGTTAATAGTACTGAAAATAAGAATGCATATGGTGTTATTTATAAAGGGAAAGGGAAGTTTGAAAGTACTAATATTGAATGTGAGTCTCCTTTATTGGACGTGTCTTCTCCAAAATTAGGTTTTGTTAGGTTTCAGCAATCTGATATACATTATCTAATGAGATTTCCTGCCAGAAAGCAGAAAGCAGGAATAGTTTATTATAATACTATAGGCTATTCACCAAAAGATGAGACAACAAAAACCCTAGATTTTAATTTCAAAAGCTTAGCACCTTATTTATATGAAGAGTATGATAATTTTTTAGATATAGGTAAAAAAGAAGGTTCTCTTATTCTCAATCGTGATTTAGCCTTACTTAAAAAAGATAATGGTTATGTTATTGTTTGGAAGTATTACCGAATTGGGTATATTAACGACAGTAAATCAATTTATTGGACTTACAATAAAAGTATTAAAGGGTTAGGTGAAGTTAGAAAACAATTTGAAGGATTAGGTTATGCTCACATCGAAATGTAAAGTTAAATCTTTTGTAAATTCTAATGTAACCAAAGATTTTGGTATCGAGGTTGAACTAGAAAATTTAGATTTTGGGGATTTTGCTGAAAAAAATATTCAGGGTTGGAAAATTACATTCGAGGACTCTTTAAGAGATGGGTTAGAGTATGTATCATACCCCACTAATATCTCTGATCTTAGTGAATTAATGAAGTCTTTTGATAACTCTTTAAATGGTTATAAACCTGAGGTATCTTCTAGAACTGGTCTACATATTCATTTTAATGTATTGGATTGTACCCAAGAAGAAATTTTAAAAATAGTCTTACTTTATTCTTATTTTGAAAAGTATCTAATCTCTGCAAATAATCCTTATAGAAAAGGCAATCTATTTTGTCTGTCTATGGAAGATGCAGAATATATGTATTATTCAATTATGGATAACATAGATAAAAACCGTTGGTTTAAATTTTTCGATACAGGTAAATTTAAATATGCAGCTTGTAATCTAGCTACTGTAAGTACTCTAGGTACCTTAGAATTTAGGTTCATGGACTCTACTTATAATAGTGAAGATATTAAGAATTGGATTATGATTCTTAATACTATTATTAAGTATGCAAAGAGTAATACCTTTGAACATATTGATGAAATTGGGGATAATATACCAAAACTTAAATCTATTTTGTTAAATTACCACGAGTTCTTAGTAAACAGAGGGGGAAATACAGAGGCTATTGGAGCTAGTATGCTTGCTAAAAGATTATCATCCTTTTATTTAAGCCATAAAGAAAAGCCTAATAGTAATAAGTATTTCTTTGTGGACTATTGTGAGTGATGCTATAAACCTATATAATGAGATGATTAAAAAAATCGCCCAAGGTGGCGGTACTGGATCTCAATATATTATAATGGATGAAATGATCTACTACGGCTCTAGTAGTGAAGAAATAAACATAGAGGATAACGAAGAGATGGAATACGAATTTAGAATTGTTCCTTATAAACCTTACTCGGGTTCTTATAAGGCACTAAGACCACATTTACACAAAGGTTGTGTAGAAAGAAAAGATTGTGTATTAATCAATTGGGGTAAAACTCAGATTGGTAATACCTCAGAGTTTAAGAAATTACTAAATAAACCTTCTGCTGTAGGCACATGTAGTGATAAACTAAGATTCTTTAATTTAATGTCTAAGGTAGAGGGTTTAAATATCCCTGAGTATACTGATGATATTGACACTGCACTTAAATGGACCCAAGAGGGTCATCAAGTAATGGGCAGAACAAAGAAAGGTAATTCAGGCTCTGGTATTATCTTTTTTGAAGATGGTATGGATAGCCTTATTGATTTTCTGGATAAAGATTTATACGTCAAATACCTTAAAAAGAAATCAGAGTTTAGGGTACATATCTTTGGGGGTAAGGTTATTGATGTACAACGTAAAGTCCTCCGTAAGACGGATGATGGAGGTACACTTATTAACAACAAAGATGTAGATTTCCGAGTACGTACTTATAAAAATGGGTTTATCTTTCAACGTAATGATATTACAGTCCCTGATGTAGTGTATGAGCAAGCTAAATTAGCCTTTAATGCTACTGAACTAGACTTTGGTGCTGTTGATGTTATTTATAACTCTTATTATGACAAGGCTGTAGTACTTGAGATTAATACTGCCCCCGGTCTTGAAGGAACTACACTAGAGAACTACATTAAGGAGTTCAAAAAATGTGCGTAATTGTTGAGCTTAAGCCTAGACAGTCTCTTACTAAAGTACAATTTGAGAATATGGTATACAATAACGAAGATGGTTTCTCTTTAGTTGTACGAGATAAGAAAAAGTTTATCATTATTCAAAAAACTAAAAAAGAACTTGATGTAGACGAGCATATTAAATTAGTTGATAAATATATTGACAAAACTCGTTACATCCATGTTCGTAATAATACAGCAGGAGATAATGGTAAGGAAAACCTACACCCATTTAATGTAGGTACAGAGGGAAAACCTATCCTGTTTTTCCATAATGGTACACTACATAATTACAAGCCTGTAACATCTGATAATGATGATCGTAGTGACTCTCGTGTATTTGCAGAGGATTTCCTTAAGCCTTACTTGGATGCCTCTGGTGGCTACTATTCAGACTCTATTCACCTTACAGTACTAAGTAAGTTTTGGACTGGTGATCATAATCGAGGTCTAATTATCTCTCATAATCAACCTGATCTAATCCTAAATAAGAAGAATTGGGTTGAGATTAAAGGGGTTAATGGAGATAAGATTAATGCTAGTAATGATTCTTACTTTGATAAACTTACTAGAGGTGAGGAGTATGAGCGTAGAAAAAAGATACTACAGGAGAAGTCTCGCGCTACGCATGGTTATGGGGCAAATAATGTTGTCTTGTTTGATAGTCCTAGTACTACTCCTAATTTCAAGATTGAGGATGTTGTAGAGGATTTAGTTAATCTTTGGGACGATCTTGAGATATATGAAGGGAATAACACAGGTCTTCTTGCAGCAGTTACTTTAAAGGAATGGGATGATATTGTACATAAGCATAAAGATGATGCTGCTGTTATTATGTCTTTTATGGCTAGTGAAATTGGCCGATTAGCTGTTGAAAATGATTACCTTGAATCTGACCTTAAAACAGTAGAAGATAAACATAAGAAAGCAACTGATGTTATTTCAAAACTAAAGGGAGCTAAGTAATGCAATCAAATCTTGTAGAAAAACTTAAGTATAGAACTCAATGTACTCCTGATTATGTTGAACTATCTCGTACAACTAATATCCCTGTATTCATTGCAGATAATATTAGAGAAGATTATGGCAGACATTACCTACTTAAATATGAATCAGACGTACGTAAAATAGGTCCTTGTGAGACATTATCAAATTGGTTTGAACCTCATATGCATGAAGGTAATGTTTACTTCACTAAGACACCAAACTCTTTTATTGGGTCTAAGGTTAAGGGAGAGCTTTACCTTGTTCCTTCTCAGACACTAACTAAATTAGATTTACACTATAATTCTAAGATACTTAATGTAACTAGAGAAGAAATCTGGTGCTCTATAAAGGGTCAAACAAGAAATATACAAGCTTGGTTCTTCCACCTTAAAGGTATTACAGGTATTAAATTTAAGAATGATGGTTACTTTAGTAGTCGTAAGGTTCATAAGGTAAATATTGGTAATAAAACTACAATAGAGTTTTTATAACTTTTTACTTGACAAGAAAGAAAATAGGTGTTATAATAACCTATAGAGATACTAATAATACTAATAATACTAGTAAGTTTTTTTAATCTAATTAAGATTACTTATATTACTTATAATACTAAGGAATACTTATGAGACGATGTGATACATGTGACAGTACAGACAGAAAAGGTGGAGACACTCTAGCAAATATGGGTATCTCTACACCAATAGCCTACTGGGAGGTTCTAGATAGTGGTGAACATAGGTGTAACCGATGTGTAGAATCAATTGATGAGGCACTAAGTGAGATGGAAGAGGATGAGGATGTCAAAGATAGTTGATCAACATATCCCTTGCCCATGTGGTAAGTCTAGTGATGGTTACTGTACTTATGATGATGACCATGGTTGGTGTTACTCATGCTACAAAAGATTTAATTTAAAAGGAGATAGTTCTATCGAAGATCAAGATTTCGAAATGAAGCATATCCCAATTCGAGGTCTTTCTAAATCAACAACAGAAAAATATAATATCCTCTGTAAGTTTTACAAGAAAGACCCTGAGACTCCAATTGAGGCTGGTTTCATTTATCCTAATGGAGCAACCAAGGCTTCAGCTTTCAAACAAAAGAAGTTTTATTCTACTGGTGACATGGCAAATGCTGGTCTATTCGGTAAGGATAAGTTTCAAGCTGGTGGTAAGGTTATCTTTATCACAGAGGGTGAGTGGGATGCGCCTTCAATTTATGAAGTAACTAAACAAGCAGCAGTGTCTGTAAGGTCTGGGTCTAGTGCTAAGATTGATTGTAAGAAAGATTATGATTATCTAAACTCTTTTGATAAGATTATCTTAGCTATGGATAATGACCATATCGGACAGAAGGCAGCTAGGGAGATTGCTTCTCTATTTGATTACCATAAAGTCTTTAATGTAGAGTTTGTAAAACATAAAGATGCAAATGATTATCTACAGAATAAAGACTCTAAGGAATTACTAGAGGCTCTTAAATCTCATAGTAAGTATACCCCGTCAAGTATATCTAATTCTTTTTCTCAGATCAAGGAAATCCTAAAAGGATCAAAAGAATCCATGATAGGAACATACCCCTTCGCAGGTTTACAGTCAGCCCTACATGGACTACATAAGGGTGAGATTGTTATCTTTAAGGGTGATGAAGGTATAGGTAAGACTGAGGTATTTAGAGCCTTACAGAACCACCTACTAAAAGAGTCTGATGAAAATAGGATTGGCATCTTTCACCTAGAAGAAGATAATGCTCAGACGGTGAAAGGTATTGCTAACTACTACGCCAACTATCCTTATCTACATCCTGATAATGCTTATAAAGAAGATGAAATCTTTGAGACATATATGAAGGCATTAAATGATAATGATGAACGTGTGTATATCTATGAGTCCTTTGATGTAGAAGATCATAATATCTTAATTGATAATATCAGATTCTTGGTTTCTGCATGTGGGTGTAATTTTATTTTCTTAGATCACATTACATGGCTTGCCACAGGTATTGAAAGTGATGATGAACGTAAGAAACTAGATAACATTTCTCAGAGACTTAAGCTTCTGGCTAAAGAGTTAAACTTCTGCCTTGTTGTGATTTCTCATACAAATGATGAAGGTAAGACTAGGGGTTCACGAAACATTACAAAAGCTGCCGATACTGTTATCCACCTACAAAGGGATAAGGTAAGCCCTATTGAGAATATCAGATTACGTACTAACCTCTTAGTGGAGAAGGGACGTATTGCTGGGTCTACAACAGGTAATGCAGGATTTGGTATGTATGATAAAGAAAACTTAGTTTTATTAGATGGAGAATATTAATGATATACATTATTTTTAAAGATCACCCCGTAGCAGGACGTGGGAAGGAGATACATAGATTCTCTGCCGAATATTGGGATGATATGGATAAGGAAAAGAAACGTTCTTACACATCTGACCCTAATCTTTATCCGCGTTGGGTAATAGAAAATTGGGTATACCATTAATAAAAGAGGAGAAGTAATGGATGAAATTGTATTTGATGCAGAGTTCGATAGCTTAGCTCCTACTAAAATACATTGCCTTAGTGCTAGAGTTAATAATAAAGTAACTACAGTTAAGGAGCATAAGCATGTTACTTCACTCTTTTCTAACGATAATCCTAACCGTAAGTATATCGGTCACAATATTATCTTATATGATGAGCCTGCGATTAATAGGATCGTTGGAACGGACACCAAAGATTGCGATTTTATTGACACCCTTGCTGTTAGTTGGTATCTATACCCTAAGATTAAAAGGCATGGCCTAGAGTATTGGGGCGAGAAGTTGGGTTTCCCTAAAGTCCAAATTGATGATTGGGAAAACCTTTCTTATGAAGAGTATAAACAAAGATGTGAACGTGATGTAGAGATTAATTATCTTCTCTGGGAACAAATGAAGTCCCAGTTATTGAAGATGTATGGATCAATGAAACATGTTTATAGAGTTTGTAGCTATCTTACCTTCAAATTAAAATGCGCTAGATTAGCCGAAGAGAGCCGTTGGAAGATTGATGTACCTCACATCAAAAAATCTATTGAAGCTCTTGAGGAGTTAACCTCACCGAAATTAGAGATACTTAAGGCTGTGATGCCTAAGGTTGTTAAGAAAAATAAAAGAAGTAGACCAAAAAATCTAAGAAAGAAAGATTTTTCCTTGACAAAGGCAGGTGAAAGATGGTATAATGATTGTAAGGAGCAAGGGTTAGAGCCTGAGACTACAGAAGAAATAACCTGTATATCTCATTATGAAGAACCTAATCCTTCCAGTCACCAACAAGTAAAAGAATGGTTGTTCAGCTTAGGCTGGGAACCTCAGACTTTTAAGACTAATGATAAAGGTAATGAAGTACCCCAATTAATTAAGTTAGATAAGTCTGGTCTTTGTGAGTCAATCTTAAACATTGACAATGAAGCAGTTAAAGAACTTGATGGCCTGTTTACTATTAATCACCGTATCTCTACTCTAAATGGTTTCTTAAAGAATCAGGAAGATGGCTTCGTTAAGGCTCAAGTCAGTGGATTTACTAATACCCTAAGGTTTAAACATACTACTGTAGTTAATCTCCCATCTATGGGTTCTAATTATGGAGAGTATATTAGACCTTCACTAGTAGCTAGAGAGGGTAAGCTCTTATGTGGGTCTGATATGTCAGGCCTAGAGGACAGAACAAAACAACATTACATGGTTCCTTACGACCCTGAGTATGTCGAAGAGATGAATGTTGAAGGTTTTGACCCTCACTTAGATATTGCCGTACTAGCTAATATGATGACACAAGAAGAGGTAGACTACTATAAGTCTGGACAAGGTGGTCCTGATATGAAGCGTCTAAAATTAGTTAGACACGGAGCAAAGACTACTAACTATTCTTGTACATATGGTGCATATCCTAAGAAGATTGCCGTTAGTGCCAATATACCTTTAGATGAAGCAACAATCTTATGGAATATTTATTGGCAACGTAACTGGGCTATTGAAGAGATAGCCAAGAGTTGTACAGTTAGAGAGTTTGATGGTCAGAAATGGTTATGGAACCCAGTAGCTGAAATGTGGTACTCCCTTAGATATGAAAAAGATAGATTTAGTACCCTTAATCAAGGTACAGGATCATTCTGTTTTGATATGTGGGTAGCTTTTATTATCAAAGAAAGGCCTCAACTAACAGGTCAGTTCCACGATGAGGTAATCTTAGAAATTAAGCCGGAGGAAAAAGATGAAGTAACTTCTATTTTAAAAAGAAGTATTAATAAAGTTAATGATTTCTTAGAACTAAGACGTAAACTAGACGTTGATGTACAATTTGGAGAAAATTATGGACAAATTCACTAAAAAAGGAAAAGTATAATAATGGCAAGTAAAACAATTAAACTAACTGGTGAAGCAAGCTGGGCAAAACTACAACAACCTGATGAATACTTAGGTGTAGAACGCTGGACAATTAATCTAGCAATGGATGATAAATCCTTAGAAACATTTAAGGCATCTGGTTCCAGACTTAAAGTTAAAGAAGATAATGCAGTATCTATTAAAAAAACAGTAGATGCACCTAATAATTGGAAAGGCTCTTGGGAAGCTCCTACAATCAAATATAAAGATTCTGTGGACCCTGACCTTGTAATTGGTAATGGTTCTACTGTGGAGTGTTCTGTGGAGGTATATGACACTAAATATGGTAAGGGTACCCGACTTAATTCAGTTAAGGTACTTGAATTGATCCCATATGTAACAGATGCCCCTGAGGAAACACCTGAGACACCTGAAGACGATGATGGTAAGGACCCTTGGTCATAAGATGAAGACATCTATCGTTGGGACACAGTTCTCTAAGGCTTATGCGAAAGATATTCAAGAGGGGTCTGAGGTATTAATTGCCCATGACCCTTCTAATAAGTTTGATGAGAATGCATTAACCGTTACTTTTGGAGATGAACTCCTTGGTCATATTGGTAAGAACTCTGATCTATATAAACTTGAGAGGGACAATTTCCCTAAGAAAGCTTATGTAACAGATTTCTACCGTAAGACAGAAGGGGATAAGTTTAATAAACATGATGCAGATACTATTGTAGCTTGTAATATTGAGGTTCCAAAAGAAACAAACTTAATTCAATCCTTTACAGAAGATGTAGCTATTGACTTTGATGAGGCTTCTCATACTTATACATATAAAGGTAAGAAGTTTAAAGGTGGTACTACATTCATTAAGAAGTACCTTGTGCCATTTGATAAGATTGTCATGTCTGAGCGTATTGCAGATGGTTGGGGGATGTCAGCAGAAGATATCCAAAGTGCTTGGAAACTTAATCAACAATTTTCAATTGATTTTGGGCATGGTATCCACAAAGCCCTTGAATTTGAAGACCTATATAGACACCATACTAAATCTAAAGATGGTTCTCGTTGTTTTAATATCAAACATCCGGGTCTTAAAAACATTGTACAGGAGTTCTTTGACCTATACGATAGTCTAGGCTTCAAAGGAGATGTATTACCTGAGGTAGTACTTACAGATATTGAGAATGGCTTCTGTGGTACAGCTGATAGACTTCTTGTTACATCATGGGAGAGAAAGACTTGTCGTCTCCAAGACTATAAAGTTAATCATTCTTTCAATGTAAAAGGAAGTGAACAGCTTACAAATCTACCAGAGGGTATGAAGTTACCAAATACTAAACTTTCTAAACTATCTTTACAGCTTAAATTCTATGCAGCAATGCTTGAGAAACAAGGTTGGACAGTAGAGGCATTCGATGCATTTGTTTATTCAGATAAATGGGAATACTTTGAAGCTGATATGTTAGATGGATTTGATATTATCACTGGGGATTATAATATATAAAGGTGTATTATGTTAAAGACAGGAATAACTTTTGTGTTTGGTTCTAATTTAGCTGGTAGACATGGTAAAGGAGCAGCTTTGTTTGCTAAACAGTATAAAGGAGCAAAACAAGGTGTAGGAATAGGTAAACAAGGGAGTTCTTATGCTATACCCACTAAAGATAAAAATATAAAAACTTTGTCATTAGAAGAAATCAATAAATATATAAAAGATTTCTGTGATTATGCAAGAAAAAATCCACAAGAGTTATTTGAGTTAACTCCTGTAGGAACAGGACTAGCAGGAATACCTAAAGCAGATATAGCTATAATGTTTAAAAACAACAAACTCCCTAAAAATGTAATGTTATCTTCTACATGGATTTATTAAAGGAGAACTTTTGAAAAGAAGAAAAAGAACTAAAGTAAAATTCCCTAAGGTTGGTAAGAGAACATTAAAAAATGCTTTCGAACTAGCAGTATATAAACAACTTAACAACCTAAAACCTCCAAAGTCTACCGTGGAGTATGAGACAGAAAAACTACCATATACTGTAGCTCATAACTATGAACCTGATTTTATCTTAACAAAAAAAGATGGTTCAAAGATTTATATTGAGACAAAAGGTAACGGTAGAGCTTTTGATGCATCAGTTCAAAGGAAAATGGTAGAAGTAAAGAAACAACACCCTGATAAAGATATAAGAATCCTTTTTTATTCTGATGGAAAGATCGGTAATAAAAGAAAAGATGGTTCATTTAGAAGACAATCAGATTGGGCTAACCAACATGGATATGTTTTTGCAATCAGGGAAGTGCCTAAGGAGTGGCTAAGTGAGTAACGATAATAATAATGATAACGTAGTAGCTATAGGTACACAAGAACCTGTGGACACAGAGAAGAAAGTAGAAGAGCTTGAACGTCTAAAGACTTGTGAGCTTCTCTTAGATAGAACAAAAGACTTAAAGCCTATTAACCTTATTGTAATAGGACTAACAAAAGAAGGAGTTCCATTTATTTCGGATAGTGAACAAAGTTCTGCTAATGTCAGCTTTATGACTGATCTAGCAAAACAAATGTTGATGTCCAATACACTATCTCAAAAATGATATTTGGATATCTAATAATCTATTTTCTAATAGGTTATATTATCTGTAAAACAATGGAGTAAATAATATGGGAAAAACACACTTAATTATCCCTGATCCTCATGCACATCCTGAGCATCATAATAAAAGAGCAGACTTACTATCTAAACTTATTGTAGACCTAAGGCCTGATAAGGTAATTAACTTAGGGGATATGTGGGACCTACCCTCATTATCAAGTTATGATAAAGGTAAGAAGTCTTTCAACGGTCGATCATATAGAAAAGACCTTGATGCCGGACTAGACTTTGATGATCGTATATGGCATGGTATTAGGAAAGCAAAGAAAAAGAAACCTACCTCATACTTCTTTGAGGGTAATCATGAGTATAGACTTAAGAGAGCATTAGACATTCAATACCAAGAACTTGATGGCTTAATGGGCTTTAAAGATTTTGACTTAGACAGGAATTATAATGAAGTTATTGAATACAATGGTGGAACTCCGGGAATCCGTAAGATTGATGGTGTTAACTACGCCCACTTCTTCGTTTCGGGAGTCATGGGTAGGCCTATTGGGGGTGAGCATCCTGCTTATAGCTTACTTACTAAGCAATATACCTCTTGCACTTGCGGGCATATACATATTACTGATTATAGTACTCGTACGAACCCTGAAGGTAAACGTATTAATGGATTGGTCGCAGGGGTCTTTCAAGATTACGATACAGGATGGGCAGGAGAAGTAAATAAACTCTGGTGGAGAGGGGTTATTATTAAGACAAATGTAGAAGATGGTAACTATAATCCACGATGGGTATCAATTGATGAATTGGAAAAAATCTATGGGAAGAAATGAGGAATTTCTCTATATGATGCTTGAAAGTGAAGACTTTGAGACCTTTCTTGAGAGGTTTGATATTACTCCAGATCAGGCATTCAATGTATTAATTAATGCTGGTTTGGTTGATGAAGAATTACTAGAAACACTAATGGGAGAACAGTAATGAAACATTGGAGTTGGTGGGAATATACTTATAGAGCTATAGCAGCAGCTATTGTTTGTTTGGGTATTTATGGGATACTAACAAACTCTGTAAAATCCCAAGAAAAACCTTTTAAAATCGACCCTGTTACTCTTGAGATTGTAAAAATTGAACATGATCCGGGTGGTGTTGTTGAAAAGTATGTTGACTTAGTAGATAAGTATATTAAGGATGGTACTAAGGTAGAACTAGTGGGTAATTGTTGGTCTGCCTGTACTTTACTAACTAAGCTAGTAGAGACAGATCAGTTTTGTGTTCACCCAAGTGCATCATTACATTTTCATGCCCCTCATACTAGGAAGCAGTTCTCATTAGAGTTTGTAAGTTTATCCCCTGAAGCTTATCAGAATTGGTACTTACAACAATATCCTAACAAGCTACATATGCTATTAGCAAATAGGGGAGGATTAACTAAAGATTGGTTCCATATGTTTGGTAAAGACCTGAAATATGTAGCACCCTATTGTGGAGAAGAGGAATAGAAATGGCTAAGAAAGCTAGAAATTATAAAAAGGAGTATCGTGATTATCATGGTACCCCTGAACAAAAGAAACGAAGAGCCCAACGTAATAAGGCCAGAGCCCAAGCTGCTAAGGCAGGTAAGGTAAAAAAGGGTGATGGTAAAGAAGTAGATCACTTGGGTATGAACCGTAAAGGTAAACTTGGTAATAAGACAAGAGTTGTTTCTAAGAAAACTAACCGTAAGAAGCAACCGAAACGTAATGGGAAACAAGACTAATGGATAAACAATTTGGTGGGACACTAGTGGACGCTGAAATCCTCTTAACCAATGATTACTCTAAGTCTTATAAAAAGGCTTTAGTAATTGAAAACCCCCTTAGTAAAGAAAAAGAATGTTTACTTGTATATGGGAAGTTACTTACAGACCAAAAAAATAGATTCAGAGATAATGAGACTATTCGTACATCCCTTATTGTTAATATTTCCGAAAAAGAAATTGAGACTTTAAATACAATATACTCTGTCAAGAACTGGAAGAGTAACTTTTACAAAGAGGTAATAAACATTGTTTAATATTTTTAAAGCTGTAGAAGACTTTCATAAGAAGTATAATGCAGGTATTAATCAACCGATTGATGAGGATTCTTTAGCCCTACGTAATACTCTTATTTTAGAAGAGTCTGTAGAAGCTTCAGAAGAGATGTGTAACAGCTTTGGACAAGCCTTAAGGCCTGTTCATGTAGATAAAGAAGCTCTTACAAAAGAATTAGCTGATATTTTATATGTAACTGTAGGCGCTGCTGTATATTGGGGACTTCCTTTGGAGGAAACCTTTAAAAGAGTGCATGAAAGTAATATGACCAAAGAGCTTGGTAATAAACGAGATGATGGTAAAATTCTTAAGGGTGATAACTATGAACCACCTGTACTAAGAGATTTATTTGAAGGAGTACATTAATGTTTAGAAAACTAAAATCTTATGCACATCGATTACAAACACGTCGTGAGCTTGAACAGTTGTCAGACAAAGAGCTAAGAGATATTGGTATTTCACGTTCTGATATCCCTGCAATCCTTAGGTCTATTAATTAATGAGGTAAAGTATGGAAAGAAATATTTGGGTAACCAGTGATACCCACTTTAATCATACAAATATTATTCAGTATTGTGGGAGACCATTTGGCAATTCTGAGCTAATGAATGAGTGTTTAATTGAAAATTGGAACTCTGTAGTTAAGGATCAAGATATTGTATATCATCTAGGTGATGTATATATGGGAGGAGATAGACAAGAAACATATCACCTTCTTTCACAATTAAAAGGACGTAAAAGACTTATATTAGGTAACCATGATAATGGTAAAGATCAGATACTACAAAGAAACTTTCAGAAAATAACAATTTGGAGAATGTTTACTGAGTTTGGTTTATTACTAACTCATGTTCCTGTAGACCCTAGTTCTTTATTTAGAGGTAAAACAGGTAATGAGGAAAACCCACCTAAGCTTTTAAATATTCACGGACATATACATAATAAACAAAGTCCTACTGAGGACCATCGTTGTGTATGTGTTGAGCATACAAACTACACTCCTATAAATATTGAAGAGTTGAGAAAATGGTAAACACCCAACACATGTTAGAAGAGTTTGACATTAAGCAATTTGAGGAAATCTCAGGCTTATATGGAGAACTCTTCGATTGGTTTGATGAACAGTACCCTGAGTCATCTATTAGATTAGATGTTGATAATGATAAAAGATTAGGTACACTTAATTACAAACTAACTGTCTTAACTGGTAAAGAGATGGCTGATAACCAAAGGTCATTCTATAATACTATTGTTATGACAAAGAAAAACTTCCTAGACCCTACGTGGATGGCAAAGTTTAAATCTATGCTAGTCCCTACCTATAAGAAATATATCTCTCAAGAGATTAATAAACACTACCATACAGAGAGGGAAAAAGTTGAATAAATATAAGGTACCAAAAAAATATTGGAAAAAATTAACACCTAGGCAAAAACGTATGTTTAATAAGACACATGAAATGCTTGAAGATAACCAAGACCTATTAACACACCCTAAAACTTTCTTATCTGATAAAGAATGGGGCACTATTGTATGGAATGTATCTTGGGTAGTATCGGAAATGTTAGATGAATAAACAGTTTAGGACAGAGTTATCAGAAAGCATCTTCTATAATAAGTACTCACACGATGGCTGTGAGACATGGGAAGACTTAGCTAGAACATTAACAACACAAGTCACTGGTAAATATGTACCAAAAGATATCCAAGATAAAATCTTTGAGGCCATCAGGGATATGAAGTTTATTCCGGGAGGGAGATACTTATACTATGCTGGAAGGCCTGTCAAGTTCTTCAACAATTGCTACCTTCTTAAGGCAGAAGAAGATACAAGAGAAGATTGGGCAAATCTTAGCTGGAAAGCGGAGTCATGTCTTCTTACAGGGGGAGGTATTGGGGCTGATTACACTACTTATAGAGATTCCAATAGCACCATTTCCCGCACGGGAGGCAAGGCTTCAGGACCTATACCAAAGATGCTTATGCTCAACGAAATTGGACGTAGAGTTATGCAGGGAGGTAGCCGGAGAAGTGCTATTTACGCATCTCTCAATCATGGACATGGAGATATCGAAACTTTCCTAACTGTAAAAGATTGGAAGAGTATACCTGTAGGTGATACAGGTCAATCATTAGCAGATATTAAGAATGTTGATTTTAATTTTCCTGCTCCATTAGATATGACTAACATCTCTGTTAACTATGACACCAAATGGCTCTTAGATTATTATAAGACTGGTGAAGTAGGTGAAGTATTTATGAAGAATGTCCATCAGGCACTAACTGGTGCTGAACCGGGATTCTCCTTTAACTTCTTTGAGAAAGAGAATGAGACACTACGTAATGCTTGTACAGAGGTGACATCTGAAGATGACAGTGATGTATGTAATCTAGGTTCTCTTAATATGTCTCGTATTGAGTCTATTAGAGAGTTTGCAGAGATTACTGAATTGGCTACAATTTTCTTATTATGTGGTACTATGGAAGCTGATCTACCTTATGATAAAGTACACCTAACCAGAGAAAAGAATAGACGACTTGGTTTAGGTCTTATGGGTATCCATGAGTGGCTTTTACAACGAGGGTATAAATATGAAGTTACTCCAGAGCTTCATAATTGGATGGCCGTATATAAAGGTGTCAGTGATCATACTTCTAAAGTATATGCTGATAGTTTTGGTATTTCGCGTCCTGTTGCTAATAGGGCAATTGCTCCTACAGGTACAATCGGGATGGTAGCAGGTACTACAACAGGTATTGAGCCTGTGTACTCTGTGGCATACAAGAGACGTTACCTTAAGAATAATAGGTGGCATTTCCAGTATGCTGTGGACCATGCTGCTCAGACAATTATTAATGAGACGGGAGTTGATCCAGATAGTGTAGAGAGTGCTATTGATTTAGCTAATGATTATGAGAGACGGATTAAGTTCCAAGCTGATATTCAGGACTATGTTGATATGGCTATTTCTTCTACTATTAATCTACCACCTAAGAAAGACCAAAAGTTTACTACAGAAGAGTTTGCAAATACTCTTGCATCTTATGCATCTAGACTAAGAGGCTTCACATGCTACCCTGATGGTAGTAGAGGAGGTCAACCTCTTACTTCTGTTCCTTATAGCCTAGCACACAATAAGCTTGGTGAAGAAGTAGAAGAACACCTAGAAATCAATGATGTCTGTGATATCACAGGAGGAGGTTACTGTGGGTCCTAAGGTTGTTAGGTTTTCCTATACCAACTATAAGGGAGTAACATCCATGAGAACTGTGGAGCCAATTGCTATAAGCTTTGGTTCTACAGAGTTTCATCCAGATAGACAATGGCTTATGAAGGGCTATGATTTAGATAAACAAGATTATAGGGTATTTGCCCTATGTGACTGTAATTTTAAGGAGGAATAATATGAAAATGAATTATGTTGATAAAGGTATGTTGGAAAGTGAAAATAGTAATTATGAAACATACAAGTTTAAGAATTGGGGAGAAGTTCTAGATTTTCTAGATACTTTCTATCTACAAAGCTATAACCTTAAAGAGATTAAAATTACTAATGATCTTAAGAAGTATGAGGTTACTCTCTTAAAAAGGATTGCTTAATGAGGGAACCTAAAGCAAAAAATACTCACCGTTGTTCTCCTAAGTTCTGGAAAGCAATGGATGAGTATGAGAGACACCTATTTAATAAATCCCTCAACTATTCTATTTACCATAAAGAATACTTTACAGAATCAGATATACCTGACTGGGAAAGGTTATGTAAGAGGATGGCAATGGTATTTATTATGACAAAGAAACGTGGAGATGAGGCTACATATGTATAAAGTACTTGTATGTGGAGGAAGAGATTTTACAGATTGGGAAACAGTGGGACGTACCCTAGACTCACTAAATAGTAAATATAAAAACTTACATATTATTCAAGGTGGAGCAAAAGGCGCAGATAGATTAGCAAAAGAGTGGGCAAAAGAAATGGAAGTCCCTTGTACTGAATACAGAGCTAATTGGAAAAAGTATGGTAAAGCTGCTGGGGTTATTAGGAATTTAGATATGTTAGATGCTGAACCTGATATGGTGATTGCTTTTAAAGGAGGTAATGGTACAGCTCATATGGTTGAGCAATCTACTAAAAAGAATATCCCAGTACATCAAATAGGAGATTAGTATGGATAATTACTTAAATAGTATACAAGATATACCATTCTTACGAATAAAGTATGTTAAAGTAGTACGAATAAAAAAGGGGTTTTATAAAATTGAGCTTCTTACTGTGGATGAAAAAAAGGAAATGAAAAGCCTCCCTTGTCCTAAGACAAGACCTGTAGAATATGCACGAAGGGTTAACTCAATACCCAGAGCAACTTTGAGGTACCTTAAAAAGGGGGGTTTTTGGAATATTGACAGAGTTTATCCAAAAAATTTTAGTAGTTGGGCTGAAGCAAACTATATAGCACAAAGACTAGCAAACTATATTAAGAAGCTACAGGATGAAGAAAAACAAGAAAAAGGGTACTTTCCTAACAATGTTTATAAAGTAGAGGATTTCTAAATGGCACAATATGCAAGATTAGCACAGAGTAGATCATTCCCTACTCAACAAAAAGCTACGGAATGGGCAGAAGAGAAGAGCAAAGATATTAAACAATCTGGTGTCTCAGTAAGAAAAGATGTTGAGTTTGATGAGACAACAAATAAGTGGACTGCAAAAATCTTTGTTAAAGGTACAGGAGAGAATAGTATTGAGCAACCCAAAAAAGCCACTTGATATTCAAATAGGTGGTGGTCATTACAAAGATATGGCTATCCAACCCCTAGAATACTGTATTGCTAATAACATACCCTTTGTAGAAGGTAATGTAATTAAGTATGTATCTAGGCACAGGAAGAAGGGCGGCAAAGAAGATATTAAAAAAGCTATCCATATGCTAGAGGTATTATTAGAAGACTATGAGTAGATACAGAAAACCCCTGAAGCTCCATGTGAACTTCAGGGGTTTCTTTTTGTCTACTATTTAGTTATTAAAGTTTATCTAAGGAAAGACCAGCAAAGGTTTTATTCTTATACATCCATTTACGAGATTTACCTTTATCTACATGTAGAATGTTTTCACCGTAACCAAATCCTGTAAACCCAGCCTCTTTAGCTGCCTTAACAAGTTCCATCTTCTCTGCATCAGTCATATCTCTTGTAGATAAGTCTAGTGCATCGCCGTGGAAGTGCCTAGAGTTAGGAGTATTCTTAACTCTTGTTGTACCTTTCTTAGCTATAGCATCATTAATCATAACATCCTTACCTGTCTTAGATTTAAATATCTTACTCATTGTTTGATATTCATTCTTCAAGAGCGAATCCATGCTAGCTGTAGCTTTAGGTTTAACTAAGGCAGAAAGACCTTTACCACCAAATGATGGGTTCATATTCTTATTAACACTAACCTCTTGGTTAAAGACATCAGAATTTAATAAGTTCTGTAACTTAGTCTTAGTACGTTCTTTAAGGTCTTTATCAGCAGAAGGTTCCTTACTAACATCAGTAATAGATTCAATTAGTTTACTAATCAATCCAGTACCCTTTCTCATGTCTAAGTCAATAGAAAGATTCTTCATGATTGTAGCAATCTCTTCTTTAGGATCGTTACCTTTGGCTTTGGCAACTTCACTTAAAGAACTGAACACCGTATTAGCTTGGTTAACAGAATTAATAGTATCCCTGATCTTACCTTCCATCTGCTTAACAGTAGCAGCATTGGCACCATCAGCCCATGTCTCGAAGGCCTCTTGATCAGCCTCTAGGACAACATTACCTTTTTCATCTAAGGTCGCTGATAGGAAGTCTTTAGTTTGTTGAATATCATTGACATTCATAAGAGACTCTTTAACATAAGAGATTCTATAGGTAGAGTCTACAGCAAACTTATAGTACTTATCTAAGGCTTCTTGATCATTCATCTTAACAATGTTTGAAGTAACCTCAGGAGATACAAACCTTTTGTATACATCCAACTGAGACTTCTGGCCAAACTTGTCATAGATTTCAGGATCACCATAAACAGAATCAACCATCTTCTTTAACTGTGCAGGGTTTGCATTAGGGTCTTTTAGTTGAACAGAAGCACCTTCAATAGTAGAACGTACTGATCTTGTTCTTTCACCCTCAGTTAGATTAGTTAACAATAAGGTATTGTCAATTGCTTCACCGATAGATTGACCATCATAGTTCATATTACTCAGATTAATATTCTGAATAGTATTCATTAAATCAGTGCCATAGTTTTCTTCTAAGTATTTTCTGTAAAGCTCAGGAGAAATAGCATTTAAGTTTTTAATAAATCTTAGTTGATCACTGCCTTTAATTAAACCATTCAGATCACGGTCTTGTCTAATCTTAGTTTCCCTAGCTGCTCTACCTGCAAGGTCATATTCACCTGAACCCATCAAAGAAATGATATCGTCAAATGGTCTCAGAGCATCCTGTAGAGACTTATCAATATCCTCAGGGGACATGAAGCCATTTGTACTCTGTGCTACGTCCCTACGGACATTCTGGGCAACCTCATTACGCCTAATAGCCACTTGTGTTCTAAAGTCATCAAGAGCTGCTGCATCCATTTTCATTTTACCAGATGAAATATCAGACATCAACTTATTAACATTAACACCATAAGAGTTAATAGCCGCTCTGTCAAGTCCTGCAATAGCTTCATTAACCGTAAAGGATACTGAGTTATTTACAACAGACTTAATACGTCTTTCGTTCTTATCGTAAGTTGCCTTATCAATAGAGAGTTCTTTAGATACGATATCTAATTGACCCTTTTGATATTGGTATTGAGCAAACTGGGTTTTAACCTGAGCTTGGATAGCAGGGTCATTATATTTCTCAGGATTAGTATAGAGATCAGGGAATGAATTAGATACACTCTCTGCAACATCTTTCCTGATAATAAACTTCTCCCAATCACTAGCAGCTTGTTCAGCAGCATTTTGTGAAGATTGGATTTCAGAAAGAATAGAGTTTCTCAAAGCATTTGCAGGTCTGATACCTGTTACACTCTGAATAATAGAATCAATCTGTTTAGTGTATCCCGGATACTTAGCTTTTAGTTTCTTAGTACCAGAGACAAGTTCACCATAGAACCTAGTATCACTAATCTTACCTTGTTCAAAAGCAGTTTGTATTCTAGCCATTCTATCTTGGGACTGAGAAATCTCAGTAGGCATTCCAGCTAAATCCTCATAGGGCTTCATAGTCTCATTAAAGAGGTCTTCAGCACCTTCTTGAATGTTACCTTGGATTACCTGATCTGTGACATTGACAGCGTCCATAGCTGTATCACCCAGTCCCTTAAATAGATCAGAAAGAGCTGTGGGGTTTTGAGCCCCTCTAATTTGTACTCCGGTGTCTTGGATTTTAGGTGCAAATTCACCAGCCATTATTTAGTTCCTCTTTCTAAACGTTCTTTATGTTTAACAACATAGTCATTCATTACTTCTAAACCTACTTCTTCTAAGGTTTTTGGATCAAATCCATCTTTATATGATTGAGACATATGTGAACTAGTGAGTCCATTCTCAATTCCATATTGCTTAGCTTTCTTCATATGGTAAGTAAATGCATCAACATCTTTCTTATCTAAAGCTAACCTAGCTCTTTGGTATTCAGAAGTAACTTGTTTTTGACCAGATCGGATAAGCTCTTTTACTTTCTTACCTGAATCTAGTCTCAAGAATGTCTCTGAGATATCCTCAGTGCTAAGGCCTGTGATTGATGAAACGAAAGCCTCTTGTACAGATACATCACCAAGGATAGTACCATTACGAGAAATCCACTTACCTGTATTTAATGCTTTCCATAACTTAGTTGCATTATCTAAAGAAGATACTTGGAATGTATTTAAGAGATCAATAACCTCAGCCTCATTAATACTAAACATACCACCCTCTTTATTATCTAAAGTAATAGCATCCTCAATGCCTGATAATGCAGGTAGTACATCAGAGGCAATGTTAGCAGCAATAGATGCACCAGCACCACCAAACATTTCATACCATTCTAAGTTACCTTCTACCATATCTGAGAAGTACTCATTACCAGCAGGACCAAAGTTAGAAGTATCAAAATCCATACCTGTTAGCATTTCAATTGATGTAGAGAAGATACCATCTCTGGCAGTCTCTAATAAGAAACTATCCTCTACTTGCTCTTCCATACCTTCCTCAAGGATATATGATTTAATAGCCTTATTAACAGGAAGGAATTGGGTAGCGGCACCTAGACCTACAGGAACACCATACATCAGAGAGATGCCACTAAATAGTCTTGCACGTTCTTTAAATGTTAATCTAGAAGAAGGTGACATCATCTGCTCAAACACACGAGCTTGGAAGCCCCAGAATTGTGTAGGAACAGATAGCATACCCCGTTGCCAAGAAGCATTCATATCTCTTGTCATATTAGAGGTAAGGTCAGAGGCTCTTAACTGTATCCATTGCTTCCCTGCTCGGTCAAGAGTCTTGTTAGGGTTCGCTTTCTTCCAGTTTTTATAAGCCACATGCCATGCCATAACACGACCAATATGTTCACCTTTCTTAAAGGGAGTAGTACCAAGCTCTAAGGTATTACCAATAGTACTTCTAGTAATACTTGGACCTTCATACATATCCCTCATGGCTACAGAGCCACCAATGATATCCCAACCAGATTCATCCAGAGCTCTTTGAGATTCAAGGAACTCTTTCTTAGTGAAACCTGATCCGGGGATTCTAGCAACTCTCTCAGCAGCATCCTCAAGCATACCCGGCTTCCTAGTTAATCTTAGGCCATAGCCATAGATGTATGCAGGAATAGAACCTAATGTATCTCTAGTACCTCCAATAGAGGCAATCTGAGTTAATGCTTGTGATTGTAGGAATAGTTGTTTAACATTAAATAAACCCATCTTAGTATGAAAGGCCAAGCTTCTGAAATAGACAGCAGGGTCTTTTACTGTATGGATTAGTCTCTCATTAACAATCTTAGTTGCCATAGAGTTTCTACCAAATCTAGCTAAGGTATCTTCTGCTAGAGTTTCTTTAAACGTTTGTAGAGCTCTTGAAGCTGGTGTTGGTCTACCTAGAATGTTGTTAGTTACACTAGCAATCTTCTTAGCCTTTGTAACAGCCACAGGATCAGCACCCTCTTTAAACTTAGGGTCTGCTAAGAAAGCAATAGGGTTTCTTCTAATCTCATTAGCTGATGCATCTAGTACATCACCAAACTCCCTAGAGAAATCATTTGCAGTCTTAAAGACATAATCATCCATCACTCTTTGGTCTAAAGCACTTCTAAGTCCAATCATCATACCTTCAAACGGAGATACAAGTTCTGCTTTCTCAACCCTAATCAAAGAATCTGTTTCTCTAAATAGGGCATCAACTACAGTATCTTGTCTTTCACCTACGAATTGACCATTCAACTGAGAAGAAAGGTTAAACTTATTAGTAGTTAGATTATTATCAAAATCTACACCTTGACGATAAGAAGAACTACTAAGTCTTTGACCTGCTCTTGTCACACCAAAAGGAACATCAAGGTTAATTCTCTTCCAGTCCTTAGCTGACATCTCAGGTAAATGATCATCTACATACTTTGCAAATCCTGCTTCATCACCATTCTTTTTTAGTTGTCTGGCATGTTCAAGATGCTTAGTAATTTCCTGACCTTCTTTCTTAGACATGACATTCCAGATTGTATTATCACCTTTATAGTTACGAGAACCATTGGCACCAATTTGGATATCACCCTGTTTAATATAGAAAGGGTATTTAGGAACAATGTGACCACCTGCTTGATAATTAAGAGACTCACCAAATCTGATTTGTCTTCTTTCAGGGGCTTGTGTTAGAATAAATGTAGCTCTTTTATTCTTGGCATACTTAGTTGAACCTTCAAAAGATTGAATGAGTGTCCAACCTTCATCTATAAGGTTCTTAAAGAACTCTTGGTTCTTAGCTGTAGTATTATTTGAAGCTGTCTTTAGTGCCTTACCATCTTTCATGGCAACCACTGTAAAGAAATCAGAGTCCCCAAAAGGAATTTCTTTTCTCTGGATACCTTCAAACTCTTCTACATCTGGACCTACTCGGAACTTCTCAACACCTAGACGTTTCTTTCTATTCATCAAAGAGATATCTCTGAATACATAATCTAGTTCGTTTAGTTGTCTTGCAGCCACATAGCTTTCTACTTGACCATCAGTAGGTAGTTTATCATTCAGTCTTTTAAACTCATCTACAAACTCATCTAGGTTTAACCATGAACGAGTTCCATCAGGTTTAACATTCTCTCTAGTAAAAGAAAGAACCTTCTCAACTTCTTGTCTACCTTTATTACTTAGCTTCTGAATTGGTTCACCGACAGCCTCAATAACTCTACCCATCTTCTCAGATAAATCAGATACTGTACGTCTATCTTTAATAGCTTGCATAGAGCCATTATAACCATCAGACTGTAGATGTCTAAACCAACCACCTGCACTATTAGGAGTAACAGCATCTGTGGTTAATTCAATAGATTCTAATCTGTCAGCAGCAGGAATAGGTTTACTATAAGTAATACCAAAAGCATCACCAATAGGCTTAACCTCAGCATCCTTAAATTGTAAGTTACGTTTAATCCAAGTCTTAGCACTAGCTTCTGTTTTAAAGAGAGAGCCATCTTGTTTACCAAAAAGGATATCTACGGTATCAACATTATCCAGTGTATTCTCAGCTGGGGTAATATCCGTATTAATAACAGAGTTTCTAAGATTAGGGTGTACCTTCTTAATATCTTCTAAGATATCTTGAGCAATAAGTTTACGTTCAGCTGCTGTGATAACATCGACACCAACAGAGTTTAGAGAGATTTGTTTAAGCATCTCACCTCTATCCATTGCAGCCTCTTTAAGCTTACGAATAGAACTAGAAGAGACGTTCTTCACATCCTTAAAGATATCTGACATAGAATATACAGAAGGTAAGATTTTATCTAAGTCTTTAGTATCTGTAATAACCTTAGCAGTATCAATACCTGCATCTACGATAGTCTCTGTAGCAGCCACAGGAGTATTACCTAGTGTATCAGCCACATGTTTAAGATCAGGTCCATTCTCCATAAGAGCTTTACCTGCACTTTTAACTGTCTGTCCACTCTTTTGAGCTAATTTAGAACCAACCTTAGTACCAGCCTTAAAGACTAGAGTACCCGGAACTAAAGAGCCAATATCAAGAACACCAAAGATATTCTCAAGATTCTTGTCATCCTTAGAAAACTCAATAAATGCATCTGCAAATACCATAGCTTCTAGGTCAGAGCTCTCAGCAATACTGTCAACAGCAGCTTGGAACTCAGGACCAATTCTGTCTATAGGTAATGCCCATAGGTATTGAATTTGTTCTTGTAGGTTATTTCCCGGTAAGAAAGAAGATGTAGGTGCATTCTCTACAGCATTTTGTTTTTGATACCAGCTATAAAAAGGGATAAATGTTTTAGCAGTATCTACTGATTTATCAAAGAAACTATTATCATTAAACTTTGATCGTGTCTGATCTACAATATCCCTAATAATAGAAGACTTGGCAGTGAACTCCTCAAGGGCATCCATCTGTGCATAAGCAGATTCAGGTTCTTGCTCTAGAGTCTCAGGAAGGGTAATAGAACCTAATGATACAGCCTCTGTAACCTTACGTGCATACTCTTTATCTACTGAGTTAGCAGAATGGTCTGTAGGAGACTCATTAGCCATACCCTCTACAAGATCAGGAAGAAGCTCTTTGTTGTACTGAGCAGCATCAGAGAGAAGAGATTTCTTATTTTCGTTATCTCTTTCTTGTCTAATCTGCCCAATCTCATTAAAGATAGATTCTTCTTCACCTTCTTTGTAAGCCCTGTAGACTTCCTCTTCACCTTTTGAGGTACCAGCAATCATAGCAACAGTCTTACGCTCGTCTAGACCCTCCTGTGAGCGTTTTAGAGGGTCTTTAAAGCCTAGATCAATCTTAGGAGAATCATCTTCTTGATCAAATGGTGTTTGGTAAACCAAATTGTTGTCCTACTCTACTAATTGTTTGAGAGTTTCTGATGAGGGCTCCACCTAAAGAAGAGATAGCTCCACCCATATTTGCTTGAGCATTACCTGACGTAATTTCAGCACCTAATTGTTCACCTTGGTTAATACCTTGTAAATTACCTGCTGTATTACCTGTTAGTGAACTTAAACCACCTTGTAGAGATGAACCAAACTGAGCACCTGAAGCACTTGCAGCCGATTGAGCTCTTGCTTTGTTTAAAATAAGATTTCTTACCTGACTTCTACGATCTCTTGCAGCCTGAAGTCTTGCAGCTTGGCTTTGTGCAGCTTCTGCTTTCTTACGTCCTCTGTATTGCTGATATGCACCAGCGCCTGAAAGACCGACACCAGCAGCAGCGATAATTGTAGTTAGTGCAGCCATTTAAAACTCCTTGTAATAGGCTTCTTCGCGTTTAGCGTAGCCTTGTCTTTTATAATATTTAGAAACTTTATCATCATTTAAGTGTGCCATAACAACTCCACTTACTTTCTTAACTTCTTTAGCCCAATACTCAAAAGCCTTATGTAATTTTACAGAACTAAGACCGTTTCTGTGATCCTTCTTCATGAACCACACAAGTTCGCTTGCAATTAAGTCTTCTGAAAACATACAGGAGATAGTACCTCCAATAATAATACCAACTACTTCATTATCTTTTACATAGCCTAGTATAATCATATCCTTGTTGTCAAAAGCATTTTCAAGAGCATCAGAGACTTTATCTTCTGAGTATGTCATTGTGTTGTATGGAGACTCAAGGAAAAAAGCCTCAAGCAACTCCATACAATTTTGTTTATCTTCTCTATTAAGTATCTTTAGCATATTAACCTATGTTATTAACTGTATCAAATACTGACCAACCAATAATGTTAAAAGGTTTACCAGTTTCTGATTCAAGTCTATATTGAAGAGACTTACCAGTACCTCTAATTTTTAATTTCCTAAAGGAATACTCTTGGAAAGGTTTACTGGAATATCCTTGTTGCTTAGTAGTATCTCTTAGACTATTAGTATTATTACTGAAATCCCACTTACCTGAAATAAAGAAAGATGAGCTATCCTCTACTCTAGAGTATATAGTAATATAGTTGTTCTGAAAATCTCTCATTCCATCACCTCTAAGTCTATAACCTGAGATAAAGTAAGATAAGTAATCAACTCCTGTAGAATCCTCTGTATAGAAGTCTAAGTATCTGATGTCTGTTAAGTCACCCCATGAGAAGTTTCTATTACCTGATGTAGCTGATACCTTATGTACAAAGAACTTATTTACAGAATCTGTAAATGTTTGTTCTAATACAGGGGAAGTTACATCATTACCTAATCCGTCTGTAACTGTATTACCTGAACCATCTGTAACCACTTGTTCTACTAATCTTTCAAAGTTACCTGAGATATTAATAATACCTCCAATATAAACATCTGTAGAGGGAAACGAGTGTGGGTAAAAAGCTGAAGTATCCAAGTTTAAGACTAATGCAGAGTCGTAGTAGAATTGATCAAAATAATCTAGTCCACCCGGTTGTGTTGATCTATATACCCAAGTAATAGTTTTTTCTAGTAGATCAAAAGCGCCCTGTACATAGTACTTAGACTCAGAAGGAATATTCTCAAAGAAGGTTTTAATAGTATTGTTTGTTATAGAGACTACCTTAGCACCTTCTGAAGAACCATCAATAGACAGTGTATAGATACCTGATGTGTTCCACCAAACAGGAATACCATCTGCTGATACAAAGGAGAGAGATGAAATAGCACCAATCTCAGAAATCTTTGTGATCTTATAAGAGTCAGCAATAAAGGATGTCAAGTCAGTACCTGAAATAGACCAGATACCATTCTTAGCGAATACAACAAGGAAGTTACCTACAGCCTTAATAAGGACAATCTCAGAGACCTCAGGGATTTTAATAACCCCACCATCACTAGACAGCAGGTCTGAGATAAATTCTGAGGTAGGATCGTTTTGTTGGTAACACTTACCGAAATCAGATTCTGTTTCAATAATCTTAGAGTAGTATATATTAGATGCGAACTCTTCTTTATTAACACCTGCCCACCATACTCGTGAAGAATAGAACTCTGTTTGAGATGGTCTGTTACCTGATGTAGTTAATAAAGACACCAGTGTTGTAGTGCCATTAGTAGCTGTTGAACCAGTAGGAGGATTAAAGTTATATAAAGAGTGATCTAATTCTCTTCTAAGGGAAAAAGCATCTAGGATTTTATGACCTTGAGGGGCTTCTGTATTAGGTAACACACTGTTAGTTGAATTAGATGGTACAAAAGTATCATTAGCATCTTTATAAAGATAGTAGATATCTGAATTAGATGGATAGTTTGGGCTTCCATTATCTAGGTTTGCAGCTCTCCATTGTTCAATAGGGTTACTTCCACCTACTGCTGAGTGCCAACCTTGGTTATGGAGATTATACTCATGCTCTAAAGAGAGAGTAGTAGGTCTTTCTGTGACTTCTAGTCCATCATCTAAACCTTGGAAATCTCTAATCTTAATAGTAATAGAATTAGTAGAGATAGTATCTGTAACAAGATCGTAACTTGTATATGTAGGTTCACATTTAGGGTGAGCAATAAATAGATAACCATTACCACTTGAGAAGGAAGCAGGAAGCTTTAAAATATCTTCTGTAGCTGCTTCTGATGTTTTATAATTCCTTAGATCAATAGTAAAAGATTTTTTACCACTAGACAGAGGAAATTCTGATTTGTCATAGAAATAAATATAGTAGCCGATAGACACTACAATAAAGTTATTAGTACCAACTTGGGAAGCAGACTCCCAGTTAAATGTCTTTACAAGCCCTTGTGCTTCTAAGTCAGCATAAGTAGAGCCAACTTCAATATCTAAGCCAAGTCGTCTAGTAACTTCACCCGTCTTACTAAAAATACAATTATCAGACTCAGTGACAGCATCTTCAGGAAAGTTTAGACCAGTAACCTCAGTTTTTAGTCCTTGAGTAAAGGAGTTTTCTACAATGTAACCTGAAGAACGGCCCATAATTAACCTCGTTTAGTTTTTTTCTTAGGGACAAAGTTTTTAATAAAAGTCTCTGCCTTATCTAAAGTAGTATATAACCCGTTAAGTTCGTTTGGTCCTGAGTAGATAGACCATAGATTATTTTCATAATTACGCCTTACACTATAAACCTTACCATCAAGCTCTATACCTACTTCCCGTTCATTAACCACGTGTCTTACCATATCCACCTCTTCTTCTCACTTCTGGAATACCAGTAGGGATATTATGTTTTGTTTTATGGGTATGCATTTGCATCTTACCAGCTCGTCTAGATGAGTGAGCATTCTCTGTTTGTTTTAATTCTACAAAAGCCTGAGACTTAGCCTCATTTAAAAGGTATTGGAATTGATCAGGCTCTATAGAAGGAATAAAGGAATCTTCCATAGTGAAAGTAGGTACTATCCTACCTCTACATAAAGTCTTTGAGTTCTGAAGAGTAGTATCTACTGTAGAGTCATAGGAGTCAAAGATAAGATTGAAATCATCAATATTTGTGTAGTAAGTTGGCATATTGTCATTACGATACTTGAAAGTAAAGTCATTACCATTAAGTGCTACCGTCATAGTAGAGACATAAGATTGACTTTCCTTTAAAGCTAGGGTCATATCAATAAAATCTTCTAGGGGTAAGTACTCTAATGTTCTATACTCTATATCATCTGAACTACCAGAAATCTTATACTTAATATAATCTACATCAATAACATTACTAGGTAACGTCATGAGACAAGGCTTTGTTGAGTCACCAGAGGCATCTAGATGAAATAGTGTGTGTAGACTAGGGAGTTCAGATTTACTTACTAAGTATTCATAACTCTCTTTAATAACATTAGCCACTGCCCTAGACTCAATAGTATCTGCATGGCTATTTACTTCATCAGAATCCATAGACTCTAAGATTCTTTGAGTCATTTGTAAAAGGGTGTATCTCATTATTGTTCCTTAGTATTTAATATAAATTCTGATTTAACTATAGTACCATCACAGTTATGGAATGTATGTACTAATATCTCTTTCTGGTCCGTAGATGGTGAAAACCTCCAAATACCGAAGTCATTATTACCTAAGGCTTGACTATCAGGTTTTAGAAACTCTTTACCTTGTTGATCATCTAAGAAATCAATATTAATAAATTGTTTATCTCCATAATAACCTGTAATAGCTAATGGAGGTCCACAGTCTCTGGCTTTATTCCCCTCTACTCCTAAATACAAATAACCATCTGCTCTTGAGGTACTATATGATTTCATATCTTGTACAACAGGGTTCTTGTCAGCGTACCAAGTATTTAATGGTAGAGAAATAAAACAACCAATAATAAAACCTATAAATAATATTAATTTAACCATTTAAAAACACCTGTCTTAATAAGAACAGAAAGAGTAATAATACCTCCAATCACTGAGAAAAGAAGTTTACCTGCAAATTTCAAACTCTTGTCTCTTTCAATAATATGCTTAAGGACAAGATAATCTTTCTTACTTAGTTTAATATTTATTAACTCTTCTTGTGAATAAATTTCATCGTTTTTATTGTTCATTTTTTTTCAAACGGCCTCACTAAGAAGTAGGCCCCAAATACAATCATTTGTAGTTCCCAGTATTCGGGAGATAAAGCATCGGTTGTACCGAAACCTAAAACTTTATCCCAAACTAAAATCTTGGAATTATAAATTACAAAAGGGGCAGCAAAAGCAGGTCTAATCCATCTGGTCATCCAGTGTCCCTGTTCTGCTAATAGTATAGCCTGCTTTGCCTCTAAGTTTTTAATATACACTTCTGCGTCTAGTTTATCTTTGTCATTTTTAGCAAGAAGTTTTAATTTATATGCTTCGTTTAGTTGCTCTCCAACAGACTTAATAAGTCCACCAGAGAGCCAAGTAAGGATTTTAGCTAACATCGTTCACAGCTTTAATGGAACGTGCTTCATCTCTATACTTCTTACGTTCATACATAATCTTTGCACCAAAGCCTACAATAGCTAACACAATGAGTGCCTGAACATAAGGATTAAGGTCTGCTAAAGCTGTTACACCACTTCCTAGTATTACTTGTAAGATTGTAGACCAGTTAGTTTTAGATTTAACTAAATCTTTATCTAAACCTTCAGGGACCTTAGGTACTGGAACTGGTTCTGGGATAATAGCCTCTTCACCATAGCCCATTTTCTTTAACTCTACATCATACTGCCTAGCAATACCAGCAATCTCATGCTTCTTGTCAACTCCGTTGATTACCCTACGGGCACCTACAAAGTCTGACTTACTTAGGGTAATATAGTTAGGGATACCTTTACCAGTAAACCAACCTTCCATAGAACCTTTAACTAGAATCTTAGCTGAGTTTTCTGGTTCTAACAGCTTATCAGGGTCGGCAATAAAATCAATACCAAGTTCTCTACTTGCTTTTTTATAATTGGCTTCCCAAGTCAGTTGGACAAAACCCCGTCCATGCCAAGGATAATAACGAAGATTATTCTTACGCCATGTCTCAGACAACCAATATGCCTCTACGACAGGCTTCATTGTACGAGCTGTTTCCCAGTAAGCCGTAGCAAGAATATAAGCAACTTGGTTTCTTAGACATCCATATTGTTTACATTCCTTAATAATAAGCTGGGTATAGCCTAAGTTCATATTCATATTATCTACCTCTATGTACCCTTGTAATAAGGATATTAATATCTTGAATCTTTAAGGTCCCACTACCGTCTTTCCTAAGATAAATAGTTCCACCATTAGAAAGAAATGTTGAACCAGTAAATACTGGCATTAAGAATGAAAAAGATTCACTGGTACTATTATCAATAGTTTCTGTGTTAGACCAAATAATGCCCTGTGAACCACCAATATCTAGATCAACTTCCATAAAGTTTAGAGTACCAGTACTTGTGCTTACAGTGAAGTTTAATCTAATAAGGTAAAAATCATTTGTATTAATAGGGACAATTTTATTAGTGGATGTGTTCCAAAGAGAACTAGACATATCTCTTGGAGATTGTGTTTCCAGTGTAGTATCACCATCGCAAAGGATTTGTGTACCACTGCCTGTAGAAACAATATCTAACTCTGTAGCACCTGATGAGGCATATGTGGCATCTGAATAATAACACCAACCCGTAGGGTCTTGGTCTCTTAGTTCTTTAAGGATGTTCTCTACATCAGTTGCTGTGTAATAAGAATCTGTGTCGGTTACAGTCACATCAGCTGAGGCTACCTTTGCCCAAGCACCTGATCCTGCACCATCTGCAATATATACTTGTTTATTAGTTGCTGTAGCAGCACCTTTTGGTTCATGTAAGTCTGCATCAGGTAAGTTTACGTGTGATGTCATCTATAACTCTCTTTAGTGTAGAAGGGGCACTAAGGCCCCCTCTGTTTCATTCATTACGGAATGTAGTATTCTACTACTAGCTGACCCTTACCTGCTGTGAAGGCAGCTGTGCCCACAGTAGCAGTAAGTAGTACGGCTGTACCAGAGTTACTAATAAGGTTACCAACTACGGCACCATCATTGGTGATTGTAGCACCTGCTGTTAGAGCAGCGACTGCGATTGTGGCATCAATACCATCTGCATCATACACAGTTGTACGATCAGTGTCATTAAGACCCAATGTTAGTGTAGCTGAACCACCAGAGGTAAAGGCAGTAGACACATGGAGCGTTGAAGCTTTAACTACAGCACCATCAGGGATTTTTACATCCTCTGCGATGATTTTAGCTGTACCAGTAGCTGCAAAGTCTGTGTAGTCTAGGTCAACAGTAATAACTCTGTTATTGCCATCTGTGCTAGACTCACCACCATGAGTTACTTCTTGTTTTTCTGTACCAAAACGGATATATAGTCCGTCGTCGTTATTCCAAGCCATTTATATATTCCTCTTAGCTAACTTGATCTGTATCAGTGATAACTGTAACCATGTTCTCAGGGCGGTAAAGTTTATTACCCCAACGAGAAGTAGTGACATACTCATCACGTTGCAAATCTTTATTGTATTCTGAGTCAACCTTAGGAGCTTGGCGTACACTACCTACGAACGGTAGTACATCAGATGATGCAGAGAAGAACAGGTTGGCAACGCCAGAGGCAGATGTCTTACTGTCAATTGTCTCATTAACACCAGTTTTAAGGAAGTCAGATACATACACATCGAAGCCATAGATAGTGTTAAAGAAACGCATACCTGTTGAGGCACCATCCTTAACAATACGCTCCCAATATGGGTTAGCATCGTAAGTTGTAGTAACAAGAGTAGAAAGTTCATATTCAACTGAAGGGTCTACAATAGCCACTAGGTTAGTCATAGGTACGTTAGCTTTACGCAATGCAAATTTAGCAAGGGCAAAGTCCTTAAGTGCCATAACTTCGTTAGTACCTGAAGCAATAAATCTATGGTTTGCACCATTAATTGTATTCAAGTTACTAGCTGTTTGACCGTCTGGACCTGAGGCCAAGACATCAGCTTCCATAGCTTCTGCGATCACACGAGCCTGTTTAGGAACAAAAGAAGAAACTAGACGAGACATATAGAATGAATCCTGTTTCATTTTGTTTGTGATGTAAGTTGCAGAGGCTTTATACTCTGTGATTGTAAAGGTAAAGTTACCTGTATCCATTGCTGTATACTTAATCGCTTGACCTTCGGCATAGTCATTGATCTGTGCCTGACCGAGTGAAGGGATATTAATAGTATCACCATCCGGGAAGTCAGAAATCATGTCTACGTATTTCATTGCGAACAACTCTTCTTCGAGTACATCCTTGATCTGCGTAGACCAAAGATTTGAGCGAATTAGGTGATCGTCATTAGATGTTGCAAATCCAGCCATCTAAATTCTCCATTTATTTAAAAAAGTTTTCTCTTAGTTTAATTGCTTGTTCATGCATCTCCATTTGAATCTTAGGTGATCTATATAGAGTTGGATCAGTCTGTTTAAGTTTATTATAATAACTCTGGTTTTTTTCACCAGTGTTACTAGTATAATTCTTAGAAGTATCAACACTGCCTGTAAAGTTAGGACTTTGTGTGTTATTACCTTGTGACTGTCCTGAAACAAGACTTAGAAAAACCTTAGGGTTACTTTTAGCATAAGACTCTAGGTCTTTCACCGTAACTCCCAATTCTTTTGCTTTTCCGTTTAAGTGAGCTTGAGCACTGTCTCCATGGATTTTCTTAAGTTCCTGAGCAGCAAATGAAAGGTTATTCTCTTCCTGTTTCGCTTTTTCATACTCAGACAATTTACTTTCCAGAAGTTTATCAATGTCTACTTGCTCTGTGGAGCCTTGATCACTTGATTGTTCGACATGAGCTTGTGACTCCTGTGTACTTTCCTGTGATTGTCTACTTTGATTGATTTGGTTCATCACATCATCAAGAGTAGATCGTTTCTCTAGCTCTGTTTGTACTTTAGTGAGGTTCTCTTCAAGCTTGGCAATATAATTGTCAGACTCTAGTTTACCTTTTGCTAGTGATTCCAAGTCTTTAAATTTCTTGTCTTCACCCACTAATGTACTAAGGGCTTCACCTTCAGGGATGGTTACTTGAGATGAATTGTTCTCTTCCGAGAATATGTTATCGGTCATGGTTTACCTTTATTTTAAATGTTGTGTGAGAGTCTTGAAGTACCTAAGTGCTTCCTTCTTCCCATTACGGTGAGCCTGTAGTACTGCCCAGTTCTTATCGTACTGAGCTTCATTAGACTCTAAATCTAGTATTTCTTTTTCTTTAGTCTCGATAATCTCTGAGAGCCTTTCGAGGATGAGAGTGGAGTTCCTAACTAGACTAGCAAACTCCTCTTGTTCTTTTGAACCTCTTGGTTTATGTTTAATCCAATCAGAGGATATATCTTTAACCCTCTGGGTCATCTGGGACCTCCTCTAGGCCTTCATCAAAATCATCCTCTGCAATACCAGCTGGGGTCATTACTTCTGTATCAACCTGTTCCTGATTTGCATTAGATAGTCTTTGAGCATCAGCTTGTTCAGCAATACCAATATAAGGTTGGACTACCTCAAACTCGCCTAGATCAAAGATTTCCTCAAACATCTCAGACATCTTAACACCTGAGAAGTGAATGTTAACCATTGGGTTTTGTCCAATAGGTGAACTAAAGAAGTTGTTTAGGTTCTGTACTAGCTCAGCTTGCTCTGCAAAGTGTCTAGCTGCAATTGGTTTAATCTTACCTTGTGCAGATAAGTCCTTAGCTGTGAGGCTTGAGAAACCAACTGATTTAAACTCATCGTCAATTACTCGAATAGTAGCTGATGTTAAGTTCACTTTAGCTAGGGCTAGCATGTCATTTAGAAGTGGTTCTAAGACCTGCTCTTCAAACTGTTTAATCTTACTTTGGAAGATACGTGAAGCTGCATTCTCTAGACGCTGTACTTCATACTTAGTTTTCTCACCCGGTGTTCTAAAGCCCATTGCTTCTCTAGGTGAACCAGCCATTTCCTCCATACGAGCTTCATAGCCTTGGATTTCAATGTTGGCACTAATACTATCTGATTTAGGAGACATAAGTTCTACGTCACCTTCAGCATCTACATAGATTCGTTCAAACGGACCCCATTCAAAGTCTTCCACTGCACCTTTAATCTTAATAGGAGGATATGCTGTTAGATCGAAGATGTCTGCTTTCATATTCTCGACATGATCAATTCTATATTGCATACCAACAAGATTATCTAGTGGACCCATAGCCCAGTTGTTATCTTGTCTAATTCTCCAACCAGAATGATGAATAGGGATATGCCCTGCTCTCATTGGGTGAGGTTTATTAATAATAACCTTATGTCTGTCAATGACTACGATTAGTTGGTTCTTTAGGAACTCATTCTTTTCGATGTCATAGAAGTCACCAGTAAAGGTAAGAAGCTCTGTGTAGTTACTACCTAGATAAGCTCTATAAGAATCAAAGCCATCTACTTGTAAATACTCATCAACCTCTTTATAGTCACCTGAGTGTACTGCTGAGGCTTGTCTTACTTCCATGAGGTAATTCCATACAGCCTCTGCTGTTTCCCTTTCCTCTGGTGTAGAAGTCTCTTGATCGATAACTTTCTTAGCTTCACCAAGAGTCATAAGACTTCTTTGAATCTTAGGGCTGTCTGTGGCAGAATTAGCTACAGGATTCATTACGATATCCATAGGATTAATTCTAACTAGTCTAGGTCCTACATAAGAAGGCTTAATTGTGTCATCTACTCTAGAACCATCAAACCATTCAACAGAACCAAATACATTACCATAATCAATATAGTCGAGAACAAGTTTCTCTAAAGTTTGTTTAAACTCTTTTTGACTAATAACCCATGTCATATAATCTTTAACAGCTGCAATCTTCTGAGGGTCTTCATCTTTTTCAGAAGCACCTTCCCATTTCAACCACTTCCTTTTAGGAAATAGAGAAGCGATATAGTTTGCATATAAGTTATCTCTAATCTGACATAGTTTAGGGATGTGTGTTTGGTTACTCCAAGGGAGTGTATTATTAGAAGTAGTGGAAGTATCGGTAGCAAAAATATACTTTCTGGCCTCTACTCGTTCTCTCTTCCATGTTTCTCTATAACTATCCCACTCTTGAAACAATCTAGAGATTTCTGTACCTAGTTGGTCAGGAGAGAGTATTTCATTAAAGTCAAGTGTCTTACCTGCCATTATCCAATTCCTCCAAACCGAGAATTACTATATTGCATTCTAAGTTGTTTACCTTTATCTCTTGCCTGTCTGTAGTTCCCTGAGGGAGCTACTGCAATATCAATTGCTGCGGTTAAGGCATCTTTAACATCATCATGTGGAGGTCTTCTTAAGACAAGCTCTTCTTCAAGAACTTGACAGTTACCACCTTTATAGTGCCACATCTGTAGGTTTTCATATCTAGGTCTTAAAGTAGCATCAATACGTTCTTCTTTAACACCGTCTGCCTTAGTAGGTCTATGTTCATCTACAGACAAGGCTAGTCCATGTGGTTTAATATAGTTAGTTTTAAGATCATTAACAATAACCTTCTGGGCTACTGATACCTCTGCTCTTAGTTTATTAAACCCCCATTTATTATGGAGCTTAAGGATTCTATCGAAGTAGTCCTTAATCTGGTCTGTCTTGAACCTTTCAATATCGAGGATATAATGGTTCCTCTCGTAATCAGTTCCTACAACCACAATGGCTGTATAATCAGATCGTTTAGATAAAGAAAAAGCAAAGTCAACCGAAGCTACAATGTTTAATCGAGAACCACCATAATACCAATAACCATCCACGCTATATAAAGATGATTTATTGTAGTACTGGAACAAGTCAGAAGATACTGGGCTCTCAGACATATCGTTAGGGTCATTATAATACTGAGCTCTAAACTGTGTCTTATCTAAGTACTGTGCTCTCTTACGAGCTAGGATTTGTTGATTAAACCCAAACCACTTACCATCGTATCTTTGTTGTCTAGGCCAGAGGTATTCACCAGTACCATCCCCAAAGTCTTCCACTTGTCTTTCGAATACTTCATAAAGAGGTTCTTCTCCAAGTAGATTACCTTGTTGATCAATATCCTGAACTAACATACCATTTAATTCATTATATAGATCATTAGGATCGTATCGAGTACCTACTACCCATTCCCTAGAGTCTGCACCCTCAATAGAAGAAAGAAGTGAGTATTGAGTTTGAACTCTTTTACGGCCTTCTTCTGTATAGGCATTTTCTCTAACAACCACATCATCCATTACTGCGATGTCACAGTGCATACCAGTAATACCTGTGGTTAGACCAGCTGTAAATACTGTAGGGTCACGAACAGCCTCTGCTGCTCTTAGTGGATGATCAACAGAAATCTCTGTCTCTGTCCACTTCTCTCGTTTACCTTCTTCTTCCTTAACCATATCTGGCCAGTATCTTCTATAAATTTTAGAAGTAAGGATATCTTTAATAAACTTTAATTGTTTTGTAGCTAGGTTGGCTGTAGAAGAAATATAAAGAACTCTAATTGCAGGATTCTTTGTAATCTCCCAAGCCACCCTATAAGCTACCATAGCTGATTTACCATGATCTCGTGGTAAAAGGACTAGTTGGTGACTTTTACTGTCTGCTCTATTCCACCATGCTAAGAGTTCACTATGGATACTTCCTAGTACCCTCATTGGGTGGACAAGCTTAATAAAAGTCTCTAGATCACTTTCAGCAAGTTTTCTGATTTCATCAGCTTTATTTACCATTTAGTTTCCTGTTTTGTGTACCAGAACCTTTAGTGTACCACTTGCTAAATCAAGTGTTCCTCCTGATGCATTATAAAGAGATACAGTAACTGTTGAGTTAGAAGTAACATGACCATTCAGGAAAATATTACCTGCTGTAATAGAAGTAAATCCTACTGAAACTGGATCACCGATTGAAGCGCCTGTTACACCCACTGTTGTTGCTGTAGATGTGTTGTTCCCAATTGAGACAGGGTCCCATGTTGCAGAACCATAATAACCATCTGTAATACCACCAATAGGCAGGTTACCAAAGATTTGTATCGTACCGCCTGTAGCATCATTTTGAATACCTGCTGTGGCATTACCTCTACAGTCATTAGAAGAAATAACTACGTTATCTGTAGCTGTGGCATTTAAGAAGATACCATATTTCTGTACTGTAGCAAAACCACCCGCAGGTCCACACCTATTACCAGTAATAACAATACCATTACCAGAACCACCGCCAGAAGTACCAATCTCAATACCTGCATATGTAGAGGCTGATAACCCTGAGTTACCTGCTACTAAGTTACCAATAATATTAATATCACCTACTGTCTTAGCCCAGATACCTTGTGTACCATTAGCAACCATCTGACAACCTATAACACTAATACCGTCAGCTGAAGCTCCATCGAATACAAGGCCTGCCGCACCTGACGATGCGAACCATGAACCATTAATAAGGATTCTTCGGTTTGTTTCTCCTATTCCTGTAAGGAAGTTTGCACCAATGTTATGATTCAAATCCATTAGACAAGAAGTAACAAAAATATGCTCCACTTTGTTTTGTGCGTTGTCTGGGTTAACTGTAAGGCCATCTTCACAATAAAGGGCAGTACACCACTCCATTAAGAGCGCTTGGTTATCTTCGACCAAGAAACCATGTCTAGGGGCTGATGATCTAGTAGAGTCACCTTGAATAAAAATCCTGTAGAGATAATTCTCTAGGGACGCTGAAGCCGAGCCATCACCTTGAATAGTAACACCTACACCGTTATTCTGTAGGTTAGTAATAAGTACATGTCTGATATCATATACGTGAGCGTTGTCAGTAACAATACCATCGTGCCCGGAAGTCATATAAATATTCTCTACCTTAACACTTGTACTTCTATTGATCTTTAGGTTTGCACCATCTGTGGCACTTCCTACGCCATAAATAGATAAATCTTTAATAGTAACAAAAGAAATATCTGTACCTGAAGAAATCTCTAATACATCTGAAGTTAGGTCTGTACCTACATACTGTAGAATAGAACCTTGCCCTTCACCATAAATACCTGTACTTCCAGATAGCATCGATAGCTTAGTATCAAATTGGTAAGTACCGTTAGGGAGAAATCCCATACCCGGTAAATGTGTTAGCATATCTATCCATGCCTGAAGAGCTGTAGTATTCTCTGCTGCTGTATTGGATGGTTCTGCGCCGAAATGTTTTGCGTTTATAACAGCATTGTGTTGCCTTACCCATGCACCAGTTGTAGTAGCTATACCATCAGCAGCTAGGTAACATCCTTCTTCTGTATCTGCTGCAACTAGTGTTGAGAAATCACCTGTTCGGTAAAGAAAAATACCCTCACGCCCTTCTTCTTTAAGGTAGGCTGTAGTAGTCTCTGTTGTGTCTATTGCCTTGAGGGCTGTTCTTGTATCAGCAGAAGTAATATCAATTAAGCCTAGTGCTATTGCTGCCGCGGCCACTGCGTTTGCCTCTGCTGTTTCTGCCTCTGCTTCAGAAGAAGCTGCTGCTAATGCACTTGCTGCTGCTTGATCAGCTAGGTCTTGTATGGTGTCACCACCTGAGAAACCAAGACTACCAATATTAAGAATATCATTCCCATTCATGTCAAAATCAGCAGACATAGTATTAGGAGTGGTGCCATCTCTAGATAATGTATTTTCTAGGGCAGTTTCAATTCTATCTGAGTTTGTATTGATTGTAGAGAGTGCTGTTGACTCTGCACCTGAGATATTTGCTACATCGTCTAAATTTAGTTTTGGCAATTTATAACCCTTTAATTAATTAATCTTTTTAAATCTGCATCAACTTCTGACTTATTAGAAAATAGTTGTTCTGCTTCTTTCTTAATCTTTTCTTTAGATGGGCGGCCAACTGAGTCTTTTCTTTTCTCTTTGGGAATCCAACCACCTTCAAGGAGAAGTTTGTTAGCTGAATAAGAGTTCTTACCCTCTACTGCTTCTTCTCTGATTCTGGAGAGAGCCTCTGCCTTTAATAAGACCTCTAGCTCTTCTTTCCATTTATCTAGCTCTTCTGCAAACCAAGTACACTCTTCTAGTCTTTTCCAATGTTGGTAGCCATCTAAGAGGTCTTGGGAGATGAGGTAACCAGTAGGGTCCCTGAGGTCGATAAATCTCTTAGGGAAAGAAATAAATGTTTTGTCGCCCACCTTAATGTCTTTGTATTTGAAAGTAAATAGTTCCATACCTTTAGTGACTGATGTCTCAAGAAATAAAGCTTTGGTGTAATATACTCCCATTTGGTTTTTAAATTTATCCATGAGGGTTCCTTACCTCTTTTTAGTAGCAGGCCTTGTATTCTTTTTCTTTTTAGCAGCAGCTATACGATCTTTGTTTTTCAGCATTTCAGATCGTGTCATAGGTTTTTTTCTCATATTTGCTGATTTTGTTTTAACTCTAGTTTTAGGCATAAGTAATCTCCGTTTACTTTATTTTTATAAATAATGATTGATTGTTTTGTATACACTGGTACAATCAATAAAACCTCTATAGAGCCTGTACCGTTAGCTACAAACTTAGTGATGGTGCTGGAAGCAGGACTCGAACCTACAACCCTCTGAGTACAAAACAGTTGCTCTTCCAATTGGAGCTATTCCAGCATTAATTTGGCAAAGGTAGATGGACTTGAACCACCACTTTCAGTTTTGGAGACTGACGTGCTACCATTACACTATACCAATCTATCTTATGATATCATATGAAATACATTGTATACTCAGTAACCCTAATCAGTTTTAGAAAAACCTTTCAATTACTTTTCTATGCTTCCTAAGTATATTATACCATGTTTCTAAATGAATGTCAAGTAAAAAATGCAAAATAATTCAAAATAATTCAAAAAAAGTAAAATGAGTAATTTTTATGAGAAAATAATGAGGGTCAGTACAACTCCTCGTGGGACACCCGTACCCCCCTTTGTACCCCTAGCCCCATATGATATCATATGTATACTAATGATTCATTGATCACTAAGATTATTATGATACTTTTTGGTTCTATGTAATAGTATTACATTAATTAACTTAAAATGGGTTAATACCATTTAATTGACCTATCCTATTGAATACAATTGATTTGATCAATGTATAACGTATGCATTCATTTGATATCATCTACCTATAGATAGATCACATTATGTTACATTCTGTTACATTATGTTACTTGCATTTCTTATATTCTTTTGGTAATGTATATCTAGAAACAAACAAGGATTGACCTTATGACTAATAGACAACAAGCCATCATTAAAGCTAAAGAGGCTTATAGACTTTGGATAACAAAAGCCGTTAAAGTAAAAGGTTTCATTGTACCTAGTAACGAAAATAGATACTTGTTTAATTGTGATAACGGCTATGATGTTTTATTAAATGATTGTGGTTCATTATGGGAAGCAGTAGACCGAAATCAGATATAAAGAAAAATAATTGTTGACTTATATACATCAATGATATACGGTGTATATATGCCAGTAATTATTCTGGAAAACCCTCTTATGAGCGGTTATAGTAAGTATGGATGTTATAATAAGATGCTTTGGCACTCGTGCCACTGTTGAACCCCGAACGCTATAATTTAATTTTGAGGTGAGTTCTATTCCTATCATGCACGGATAATCAGCGATAGGCAAAGATTAATATAGAACTTGTTTGAATGCTTAAGGCTTATCAACCCTTATTCTATTCACTCACAATGAGAACTACCCAGAGTTGGGGCACATGGTACACAATTGGCGGTGACAACATAAATGTATTGATATCAAAAAGCTTAAATGTAGATTGATATAGGTACTAAGGATTTGATGCCTGTATGGCTTGCACCTTAATAAATAAGACCAATTGACGATATAATTTAATCATGTATGAATTAGGTTATATAATACGGTGAAAACCTTGGCATGGATTTGCAATTTTAACCTCATGTAAATAAGCATGGGGTTATTGGTGCAAATACCATAAACTATAACTTGAAAGGTTAATATTATGACTAATAAATCAAATAAAGCAGCTAAAATTAACACAAACACTTTCAAAAGTGTTAACACTGCAACCCAAACTAAAATGATTGGTTCAATTGCCCGTCGTGGCAACACTCTGAAATCTGATACTATTGCACTGGTCAATGGTTTCTTGCTTCATTATGTTGAAACTGGTGACATGTCGAATGCCAAGGCTATTCATGATACTATTGCATCAGCTTATACAAAAGGTTGTGCAACTGCATTCTATAAATGGCTCCTATCATTCTCAAACTCACTACGCTATGATGAAAAAGAAAAAGAAATCCGTCACGTAAAAGGTACAAAACGTGAAATCGTACCTAACTCAAAGGGCGAACAACACTTTGAAGTCTCTTTCTTTGATCTGGTCATCGAGAATACTCGTATGTTTGACCTTAATTCTCGCATTCAATCGCTGCTAACTCAGGCAAATAAAGCCATTGAAGACGGTAAAGCCAAAGATTTCGACACTAAAGATGTTGAAAAGCTCACAAAGTCTTTGCAATCTAGTGGTTTCTTGTCTGAAGCACCAGTGGCTCAACCTGAAGATCACTAAATAATATGGGCACTGAAAAAATAGTTGTGTGTTGTAACTCAAAATGTGGCAACACCTTCTATTTGTACAAAAATATCCCTAGCGGGTGTTTACAGTGTAAGCAATGTATTGAAAAAAGGATTAATATTATGACTGATAGACAAAAGTCCATCATCAAAGCTAAAGAAGCTTATAGACTTTAGGTAACACGGGGTGTTAAAACTAAAGGCTTTCTTTATCTTGATACTGTGAATCGCTACTTGGTTGATTGCTCTGAATATGGGCATGATGTGCTATTAGCAGCAAATGGCTCATTGTATAGAACTAGTGAGTCAATTTAGCACAAACACAAAATGTAAAGGCTCTATAAATGTTTAATAGATTATCAGAATTTGTTCCTATCACACCTATGTTTGTAATTATGTTTATCGCATGGGTATCTTTAATTAGTGTTACAATCTCCAATGAAGAGTCTTATGAAAAATGCAGAAGTCTTTTTTCTAATGAGACTTGTATTGAAACCCTTAAATAAATCAACAATTTAACAAAGGAATATTACTATGAATACTCAAGAACTTGCAGCACATGCAACCAAACAGCACAACACAAAACAGGCTAATAACAGTAAGCCTATTGCCGTTGCACTACTTGCAGCCCTGGCTAAAAAACAAGGGAAATAATAATATGGAACAAGAATTTAGTTGGACATTATTTTTAATAGGAGCTGTTATTGGTTTTGCCGTGCAGTTTCTATTAATATAATTTAGGAAATAATGGATTTCTCAGTCACAATCCCTGAACTATTCTTCTATATATCACTAAACCTTGCCTTTATATGTTGGGTAGTTTGGGACCAGTGATTAAATTAACCGTACAGAGGCGTTAGTGTATTTCATAGTAGATTGTTCCTATCATGACACTAGCGCTTAATGTACCCCCTTTAAAATGGACAAGAGGTATGGAGGTGACTAATGTTAAGAATAATTAAATTTTTATTTACCGGTGATTGGCATTTATGTGAATGGGAACCTTATGGCAAAGAAAGAGATGCTATTACTCTTTTTGACGATGAACCAAACGTACCTACAAAAGTACAGCCTTCTAAGTGTAAACATTGTGGGAAAATAGAGACATTCAGGCTTTATTACAAGGGCACTAATGTCTGAGACCCTTATTGAGATGATTACTTATTATGGCCAGTTACTTCCATTAATTGCAATATTTTTTAAACTAATAGGACTATAAAAATGAAAATTACATCTAGAAGATCACCTGATAATAAGTTTATTGGGTGGGTGCATGAAGGTAACCTTATCCTAAACAGTGACCACACTGAGATGCTATCTATGTATATCTTACCAGATGGTAAGACAAATGTTTGGAGTAGTGTAAATCCTGTACATGAATCATCCTTCTATATATCAGATACAACTTACCCCATCTATGAGGGTGATGAAATTACAATCAAGTTCTAAAGGAGAACTAATATGGTTATTGACGATCTAAAAATCCTAATTGACGCTGTTGCTGGTATGGAAGGTACAGTAATCTACGTTCTTGTTGGTTACATCTTATACCAACTACTACTTTTTGCTGGTACAACTGGTGCAGTTGTTGCAATCTTACGGTTGTTTATTATTAAAGTGCATAATGTCCTCATCACAAAGAAGACTGTTGTGAATGAGGTGAAGCTTGATGACTATGTCTTATCTACTGATGATAATCATGGAAAAATCATTCAAGCCTTTGGCTTAATCACGTCAAGAGGGGATTATCGGAGTTCAATTATGCACTCTGGTGATTGCTCTTTCTTGTTAGATGCAGTTAACGAGAAGATTAAAAATGACGAAGCAGGGGCTTCTGATTCAGGGTCTCCAACTTGGTACGCCGAGAGAGATTAATAATCTACCTCCACTTAGCTCAGCTGGACAGAGCAACGAACTTCTAATTCGTAGGTCGGGGGTTCGAATCCCTCAGTGGAGACCAAATCTTAAAGATATTGTAAGGAAAATAAAATGTCTAAATTTAAAGTAGGTGATAAAGTTGTTGTCACTAAAAGTACTAATATTAAAAATAATTTTAATGAGGTGGGGGCTGTAGGTACAGTTTGTGATATTTACTCAAACGGATACCCTAGCGTAGACTTTGGTCTTCCCGACAAGATAGTCATTGACTCTTCCCGTGTAGAACACTACACAGATAAGATGAAAATTGGTAAACGCTACCGTCAAAACTCTACAGATAGTGAGGTTATCTGCATTGGACATGATCAAGGTAAATGTGTTGTCAGATTTATTGATGATAAAAACCGAACTGGTCAAGACAGATATCAATCACGTTGTGGCAAGGTTGGCAGTGATCATCAATACCATTGGACAGAGATTGGTGTAATAGAAAAAGTTAAGTGCCAAGTATTTCTCACTTGTACAAAGGGTGTAAGAAATCTACGCGGGGCAGGGTCTCTTTCAAATGTTGAATATACCTTTGAAGATGACAAACTTATTAACGTAGAAATACTAAAGGAGAATTAATATGGGACTTGAAATTAGTGCTCACTCAGGTTATTGTTGTGGTATGTTTAATATTTTTGGCTTCAGCTCAAGTGAAGTTAAGGAAACTCTACAACAACTAGACAAATACATTGAACTAAGTGGCGTTGAAGAAGAGGATGCACCTTTTAAAGATCATGTATATAAAAAAATATTTAATTATTTAGAGGAAGCTGAATTATCTGGGACTCTTCTTTTAGAAGCTATTCTTACAGATTATCAACTCCCTTACTTTGAAGACGAGCTTATTAAAAGAGGCTTCAAAAAAGTTAACTCTTTTGTTAACCCTAACAGTGGCAATACTTGTCACATCTTCCACAGAAGTTAATCCTATCATCTAATATAAAGGAAATAAGATGAATATTAATAAAGAAAATCCAGTGTTCGTGTTTGTATACGGTACACTCAAAAAAGGTCATAGTGGTTCTTATTGTTTTGGGAACTCAGAGTATATGGGTGAAGCAGTCACAGAGACAAAGTTTATTATGTCTAGTAAGGCTCATGGTTTCCCCCGTACAAAACGAGATGATCAAGGCTCTTATATCAAGGGTGAAGTATTCAAAGTAACTGATCCGTCTGTTCTAGGTTCTTTAGATTCTTATGAAGGATATCCTTCATTTTATGATCGTGAAAAAGAGACTGTTCATTTTAAAGATGGTCAAATTGAAGTTGATATCTATGTATCTAAAGATGCAGCAGATATCTTTGATCACTCAGGTGTTCAGTTGTGTGAACCTGATGAAAACAATATTGTAGTTTGGGCATAAGGAGAGATATATGTGTGGATTAACTGGTATTTTAGACAGATCACTATGGGAATCTGATATCGGTATGTTTTCTGACCTATTACATTTAAATGTATGGAGAGGACATCATAGTACAGGTATTGTAGTTGGTGACAAAGTAGTTAAGACTTTTAAGTCAATGAAGCCTTCTTATAGTTATTTAGACGATAACCCTTCATTACTGAAAGACGCTAAAAACAGCAAGTTTCTTTTGGGGCATTGTCGTCATGCAACTAAGGGTGAAGTAGATATTAATAACTGCCACCCATTTACATTTAAAAATGTAGTTGGTATGCACAATGGTACAATCTCTAAGAGCTTTGAAGGTTCAGATGAATATGGAACAGACAGTGAAGCTCTCTACGCCCTTATTAATGAACATGGTATTGAATATGCCTTAAAGGAAGTTGAAGATAAAGACCCTGCCTATGCACTACAATATTACGATAAAGTGAAAAAGAAAGTTTGTTTTATTCGTAATTCAATGAGGCCTTTGCATTTTGGGTTTTCCCATCCTTCGGGATT